GCAGTATATGATTGATTCTAATGACATTGATGGTGCTATAGCAAGAATCGACCGTATGGATACGGAATCACGTGATCAACTCATATTAGCTATTGCTGATGAGTATGGTAATGGATATGTAGAAACTGTAATAGGTCACAAAACTGTCGCATAAAAAACTTGAAATAAAATGAAATTAACTGTTGACATTCCATTATAGATATGTTATATTAATCTTATCAAATGAAAACAAACTAGGATATATACTATGCACGAACTTGAAATCGTAAACGGCGAAGCACAAATGGCATACCGCGCATCAGCGGGTAAACCTTGGCATGGACTAGGTGTTCCAGTTTCAGACGACATGACTCCTCAGCAAATGATGGAAGTTGCTGGTCTTGACTGGGAAGTAGAAAAAGTCAATACAGTTTATCGTCACAAAGGTGACATGTATGAAACCGGCCAGCAAGCTTTGGTACGTTCAACTGATAGTAAAATTCTTACACAAGTTGGACCAGGTTGGAACCCTGTACAAAACTCAGAAGCTTTTGACTTCTTTACAGATTTTGTATCTAATGGTGACATGGAAATGGATACCGCGGGTTCTTTAAAAGACGGTCGTTTAATCTGGGCTTTGGCCGATGTTAAAGATGGTTTTTCATTATTTAATGGTGACGAAGTAAAAGGCTATTTGCTCTTTTCTAATCCTCACCAGTACGGCAAAGCTATCGACATTAAATTTGTTATGGAGCGTGTAGTTTGCAATAACACTTTGGCCGTTGCTTTGAACGAAAACAATCGTGTTGGTGTTCGGATTAACCACCGTTCTCAATTCGATGCCGATAAGGTAAAAGAAATTCTTGGTATTTCACACAATAAAGTTGGTCAGTTTAAAGAAGCGGCAGAGTTTCTTGGTTCTAAACAATACGATCGTGAAAAGCTTATCAAGTATTTTGGTGACATCTTTGGAGAAAGCAGTCGTGATAACAAAGACCTTTCACGGACAGCTGAACAAGCTATGGGTTATGTAGAAGACCAACCTGGAGACAACTTCCGTCCAGGTTCATGGTGGAATGCATACAATGCTGTTACCTATATGACAAACCACAAACTGGGTCGTTCGGCTGATACCCGCATGAGTTCAGCGTGGTTTGGTGGTAACGCAAACAGAAACATCAAAGCCCTAGACCTAGCGCTAGAAATGGCTGATGCGTAAAAACAAAATCACAGGAGATTTTTAAATGAAAATATTAATCTTCGGCTTGCCAGGTTCTGGAAAGACCTGGCTGGCTGAGCAACTTCAAGCACGACTAAATTGTGCTTGGTTCAACGCAGACAAAATTCGTGAAATGGCAAATGACTGGGAATTCAGTGAGGCCGCTCGGTTACGTCAAGCTTATCGTATGAAAAGGATTGCTGATTACGAAAAGGAAATGAAACGAACTGTTATTTGCGATTTTGTCTGTCCACTTGAAGAAACTCGTGATATCTTTGATGCTGACTATACAGTGTGGATGGATACTATTCAGGAAGGCCGGTTTGCTGATACAAACAAACTGTTTGAAAAACCTTCAGTAGTAAATTATCGTGTATCTAAATGGTACAATGATACGGATGAAACTCTAGCTAATGCTATAGAACGGCATTTAAGGATGGAACATAATGTTTGACAAACCACAATTTGATTGGAAAAAACCAACCACACAAATGTTAGGCCGATGGCAACCTTGGCATGACGGTCATACAGAGTTGTTTAAACGGGCACTCGCTGAAACCGGTCAAGTTATTATTATGATACGTGACGTGTTTAACTTTGACGGCGATGCTGGTGCAGGACGAACAGCATCACAAAACGATAATCCATTTGGAATGATTGACGTTATCGACAATATAGAGGAAGCCCTTGAAAAAGAGGGATACCACGATGGGCATGAGTACATCATTATGGAAGTGCCTAATATTGTAGACATCAGTTATGGTCGTGGTGTAGGTTATACCTTTACCGAACACGATCTTGGTAAAAATATCCATGAAATCAGTGCAACTAAAATTCGTCAACAAATGCGAAAAGAAGGAAAACTCTAATGGAAGCCCCAGTCTTTGAAAAGGGATACCCAAGCTATGAAGCCGTTAACGGCATGGGTGATTTGAAATTTACAACTGCAGGAGATTATTTAATGCAACAGAATCCAACTTCATTCGAATCAGTAACAGCTGATCAGCTACGCGCCTTTATTGAACGCGTGGAAACCCTAGAGTCTGAAAAGGCTGAAGTATCTGACCAAATTAAAGAGGTTTTAGCTGAAGCTAAAGGCCAAGGTTACGAAGCAAAAATCATTCGTAAAATTGTTTCAATTCGTAAACGTAATCGCGACGATGTTGAAAACGAAAACGCTATGACTCAACTTTATATGGATGCGTTAGGAATGTAATGAAATCAGGAGACAAAAAAGATTTGGAGATCATGCAAAGAATGGCTGAACTTACTCAGCCTATTGACCGACAAATTATGATGTGTGATGACTCAAATGAAATCCTTATGTTAGCCTCAGCTATGTTGACAACATCTATAAGGATTTTTGATGAACAGATAACGCCTGAAGGTCGTAATCATATTCTTATGTCATACATTACAGAATAAAAAATGGGGAGCCCGAAAGCTCCCCAGTTCAGTACCGTTAACCGGTATCTTATTTTTAGAACAAGTTGCTGACCAATACTCGTCTGTAGTATTGGTTAGTGTTGTTAGTGATCGCACCATCGTTAGCTGCTGCGCCGCCACGAGCGAATGGATTTGCAACCATGCCGTAACGAGTTTTGAAGCCAATTTTTGGTTGAAAGCTGTTTTCACCAACTGCACGAACCATTTGTAGCGGTACGTATGGGCAGTAGAATAGGCCAGCATCAAATGCGCTTGAACCTTTATATCCAACAACCATGTAGTTTGCACCTGCATATGGGTCGATATACACTTTGTAGCGACCGTTAAGTACACCGGCGAAGGTGTTACCTGTGTCATCCACTTGTAGTGAGTTAGAGTTAAGAGCTGGTGTGTAATCAAGTACACCGGCCATTTGCAACGCTGATGCAACATCAGAGGAACAGATAACCATGTTACCTTTACCACGACGTGTACCTTTTGCGATTGCGTTCGCTTCTTGTTCGATTTGGAACATTAAGCCTTTGAACTTCTCAACTGACCAACGACCGTTTGCATCGACGTCTAAGTCGAATGTACC